GAGCTTTCAACTGAAGCACTAGAAGACAACATCGAGGGTGCAGATCTAGAAGATCACATTGCACGTTTGATGGCAACACAGGCAGGTAATGATATTGAAGATGTAGTTCTTAACGGAAATACAGCTCTAACATCAGACAACCTATACAAGTCATTTGACGGTGTAGTAAAGAAGGCAAAGGCTAGCGGACACGTAGTTGACGCAGCAGGTGCTAACATTTCTCGTGCAGTATTCAACTCAGCGTTGAAGGCACTTCCACGTAAGTACAAGCAACGTCGCCAGGATCTTCGATTCCTAGCAGGATCTAACTTGATCCAGGACTACTTGTATTCAACATCACAAAACATCCAGAACGTAAACCCACAAGATATTGCTTCAAGCATTATCCGTGGAGATCAACCAGGTCTTGGTGGTCCAGCTGGATTCGTTGCACCATTCGCATTCGGTATTCCAATCGTTGAAGTTCCTCTTCTAAAAGAGGCACAAGACGGTGACTACTCTGGTGAGACTGGCGATCACGGAGACGTACACTTGACATTCCCAAATAACGTAGTTATTGGTATCAAGCGTGACGTAACTGTATATCGTTTCTTCTGGCCAAAGAAGGACTCTATCGAATACACAATGTTTACTCGTGTTGGCGTTCAAATTGAACAAGCTGATGCATGGGTAGTTGTAAAGAACGTTAAGGTCGCTTCCTAATTAGGAAATAGGCTTGAAAAGCCCCCAAATTTATTTTTGGGGGCTTTTCATTTGAATTTAACAATGATATAATTAAATACCTAGAAAAAGGAGACAATATGTCATTTGACACATTAAAGGTAACCGAACTAAAGAAACTTGCCGAAGATTTTGGCGTAGATACAGGAACCTTAAAAAATAAAGCAGACGTAATAGCAGCATTATCAGAAGAAGGCGTAACTTGGTCTGTATATCAAAAAACATTACAAACAATTAAAGATGTATCAGAAGAAGACAAGATTGAAGTATTGCCTAAGTTTGATCATAAGAAAGAGCAGGCGGCTGGAACTGTTCTAGTAAGAATGACTAGAGACAATTTTAGATATGATATTCAAGGTCATACATTTACAAAAGAACACCCTTTTGTAGCATTAACTGAAGCAGAAGCTCAAAAGATTTTTGACGTAGAAGAAGGTTTCAGAGTTGCAACTCCAAAGGAAGTTCAGGAATTTTATAACTAAAAGCAACAAGAAGGAGTAGGTCAATGGCAGAAGTATTGATAGGTACCAACTCGCCAATATCTCATCAGGTATTTTGGCAGGGAGAAGCGGTAGACGCAGATTCTGCTCCAGTTGTAAAAGTTTATGACGTTACAGAAGATCCATCAATATCTCCACCAATTAGTCCAACAACACTATTAACAACAATTACTTCTATTAAAGATGAAACAAACGTTGGACTATATAACATTTACCTACCACTTTCATATACTACTAGACAAAGAGAATTAAAATTAGTTTGGGAATATCAGGTTTCTTTAAATAATGTTTCAAAGCCACATGTTGTTTTTGTAACAGAACCGTATACCGATTTATCTCAAGCAGCCATATCTTTAGATCTTAGCACAGACCCATCAGACCCTATGTATAGATCATTTAAAGAGTTACAGGCGGCAGAAAGATATGCTAGGAAAAAAATAGAGACACACTGTGGTCAAGTATTTTATTTATACGATGATTCTTTTACAGTATATGGAAATGACTCTGACACATTACTTCTCCCTCAAAAACTAAACGACTTGCATGAAATTTATGTAAATGATTTATTGATGTATGATAAGTTTGCGCCATTAAATAATTTTGGAGCACAATTAGATATCACTGTTAGCGGATTTGGTCTGAAGATTAATAGAGCGGCACAGATTGATAATATAGTATACACAGCAAACGGTATGGTTCCACCATCTATTAACAATTACTCTGGTTTATTTAGACAACCAGACCAATATAAAATACAAGGTAAGTTTGGATGGAAAGAAATTCCAGATGAAGTTGAGCTTGCTTGTATTGAGCTTATGAAAGATTATTTTTCTCAGGATAAAATTTGGAAACATAAATATTTAAATAACATTCAAACATTTGATTGGCAATTTGAATACAATTCTGAAGTTTATGCTGGTACTGGTAATGCTTATGCAGATAAATTATTGGCTGACTACGTCTTAAACCAGGCGGTAATTATTTAATGAACGATTTAGTAGATTCTTTACTTAGTATGAAAGTAGATGTTTACAAGCAAGTAGACTCTCAAGATGCAAACACTGGTGCAATTAAAAAAGAATGGATTTTTTATAAAACAATAGGTTGCCATGCAAAGGGGGTTATAAGTAATTCAGCAACTTCCAGAGGCAGTGATAGACAAGTATTTTCAAACAAATACTCTAACGAACAGATTTTACAAATTAGAACTTTAGAAAGATTAACAGCAAGAGATAAAATCACCAATATTCGTGATTCTTCAAATCGGACAATTTGGACAGAAATAAACTATCCAAATGAAACTCCAACAGTATTTGAAATTATAGGAACAACACCAATAACAGATCCTTTTGGAAAGTCTATTGGATTTAATTCATCTGTAATGAGATCGGAGAATCAACAAATTGGACTATAATGGAATGTTACTTCAAGCAGCCAGCGGACTAGAAAGACTAGCCGTAGGTAGCAATACTCGTGATAAGACGATATTTAAAGATAGTACAGTTGCTCAAGTTTCTGCCTATGTTTATTACGAAGCAAATGTTATTGCTAAACTTACCACAAACAGAACATTTCAAAACAGATTTAGTAAAGTAATCTTTGATCAGATAAACAAAGATTTTCCAGAGTATATAGATTCTCAATCAAGAATTAAGCCAAAATCTTTTCACCATGTTTATGAATGGAAAAAGACTGGAGACGCTGGCTCTAGATTATTTAGAATAAATAAAGTATCTCAAAATGGATTATCATTTGCAATTAATTATGAATTTCTTCCATCTAAAGTTGGCGTTCCAACTAGAATGCCTGGCAAGAAGCATGTATTTAGAGACAAGGCTTTTATTATGGAAAAGGGAGAGCCTCTAATAATCTCTCCACGCTCTTCTAAGCGACTTGTTTTTTCTATGGATGGAGTTACCGTCTTTATGCCAGAAGGGGCCTCAGTGACCGTTAGAAGGCCTGGAGGACCCTCTGTAAAGAACTCCTTTGACTTGCAGTATTCTAGATTTTTTAGCGGGCAGCTTGTTAATGGTTCAATTAAAAAGTCAGGGTTTCAAAAGATGTTCAATAACTCTATTTCAAAAGCATTGCAAGTTCCATCAAACATTAAAAGAGTTCAATATTCATTTTCTCCAAACTATATTAGGTCTCAGGCGGATTCCGCACTTACTCAAGCATTTGGAGGATCATTATGACAGTAGATTATAAAATTGATGCTTCCGTAGAAATAAGAAAATATCTGTGGGATCAAATTCTAACAATTGGTTTGCTGGAAGCAGATGACTATTACTCAGATAATCTAGGCTCATCAATTGTTCCTATTATTCCAGTCCAGCAGTCTCCAGAAATGAATCAATTCTTAAGCGGTAAAACACATATTGTATACGACAAGATTGGAATGTCTTATGAGGAAAACTGGGCAATCTGTTGCGAGCAAATACTATTTACAATTTATTCAATAGACGTGTCTGAAATAAATCAGATTAGAAACTTTATGACAGACTTATTCAGAAGAATGGATGACTCCGCAAAGGATATAAATCTATGGCAAGGAGTCTCTGATAAGTTTAAATTTTACAGCATCTTCATATCCGAAATTTCTCCAACCAGCCCATCCGAAGAGATTCAAGGGTTTTTGTCTTCAGATGTAATCCTTGAGGTTAAGTATGCTAGGATATCTGACGTAAATGGCAGGTTCGTATAGGGTTTGCCTTTGAGTGGTTTATCCACTACAATTAGACAAGAGGAACGGCCTAGCCAGCCAAAAAAACTTAATATTTATGTTTAAAAAACAGGAGGTATAACAATGGCATTTAACAATGCAAAGAACATCCTTGTTGGTGCATCACCACTATTCGTATCAGTCAAGGATTCAACAGATCCAACATATGTTGAGAACATTCTAGATTCAGGTTCAGGAGTTTCATTTACTGCAAGAACATCAGCAGCAACTACACTCGCAGGATCTGCTCTAGTTCGTAACGTTGGTTTCACCAACAATGGTCTTCAGATCACTTACAACCCAACATATGATTCAGTAACAGTAGATCAGCTTCTTGATACAGCTAAGCTGTTCAAGTCAGCGATGGAAGTTATGATTGCAACCGAAATGTCTGAAGGAACACTCGCAAACGTTCTTTTGGTATTCGGACAGGGAGCATCAACTCTCACAAAAGATGGCGCAGCATCAACAGATGCATACCCTACAAAGGGCGCAACAGGTGCAGACGATAAGTCTCTAACACTTGGCCTTGAGGCTGGAGCACTTGGTGTTCAGCCAACAGAGCGTCAGTTGTTTGCAGTTGGTCAAGCACCAACTCTTGCAAAGGGCACATCAGCAGAAGTTTCAGCAACAACAGAGCGTGTATATTATGCACGTCGTGTTCTTTCTGTACAACAGTCACAGTTCTCACTAGCACGTAATACACCAACAACTTTCCCAGTAACATTCCGTCTGCTTCCAGACGCTAATTACACTGGCTCAGAATATGGTAAGATTATTGACCGAGTTCTAGGATAATTAATTTATTAATTAACAGGGCCTCCCAGAAATGGGAGGCCTTCTGTTTGTAGTGATAATACCTATATGTTATAATAAATGAGACTAGATCCTAGGAGGATTAAATTGGCAACAACCGTATATAATACAGAAGAAATCACTCTACAAAATGGTGCAGTAGTAAAGCTTAAGCCTTTAACAATTAAAGAGCTTAGAAAGTTTATGCAAGCCATACAGAGAACAAGTGATGCAACAACAGAAGATGAAACGCTAGACATTTTAATTGATGCAGTAGCAGTAGCATTAGAAAAGCAGCAACCAGAATTGGTAGCAAACAGAGATTTGCTAGAAGACGCTCTAGATGTTCCGACCATCAATCGCATACTTGAAGTATGTGGTGGTATTAAGTTGGACGACCCAAACCTACTAGCGGCAGCGGTTCTGGCTGGTCAGAACTAGACTTAGCCGCTTTATTAGGAGAAGTTTTTCTTTTAGGTCATTGGAAAAATTACGAAGAACTAGAAGAAAGTCTTTCAATGCCAGAGTTATTGCAAACATTGAAATCTATTAAAAAGAAAGAGTCGGAGGAAAGAAAGTTTCTTGCAGGAATGCAAGGTATCGATCTTAACATCGAAGAAGAAAAAAATGAAGGTCCTACCTTTGAAGATGTCAGAAGAAAAGCATTAGGAATTGAAGCAGACGGATCTGACATAGTATCACTACAAGGACAATTTGCCGCTGAGGCAGGTTTTGGAATTGGAGCAGGGTTAGGATATTCTAAGGAGTAATAAATGGCTGATGAACAAGTAAGAACCAGAATTACCGCAGATGCGGATTTTTCTGGTCTTATCGCAGATGTTCATAAAGTAACTGCATCCCTATCTAAACTGCAAGAAAAAATTGCATCATCAAACAAGATGTTTGCAAATCAAATTGCAGTAATGAATAGGTCGTTTTCGGACACCTTAAGAAGCACAGGCCAATTCTCCACACACTTTGTAAGCTTAAATTCTGATGTAGAAAAATTTGGAAAGAATTTAGATTCAGGACAACTTAAGCTAAATCAGTATTATAAAACAATGCAAAATCACACCAAAACATCTGGTGGACTTATTAGAGATCTTGCAAAGCAACAAGTAGCATTACAAAACGCAATTATTCAACCACTGGGAAGAAATGCTCAGGGGTTAATGCAATTTAACGTTCAAGTTCCAAGAGGCTTAGACGAAGTAAAAAATAAAACTGCAATAGCAAGACAAGAACTTCAAATTATGAATAAGGTTGTACAGCAAGGCGCTGGGCAACTTATTAACTGGGGTAAAAATACTCAGTGGGCAGGTCGTCAGTTAACCGTAGGTCTTACACTGCCACTCACAGCATTTGGAAAAGCGGCAGCAGATGCATTTAGAACTGCAGATGCAGAATTAACAAGATTAGTAAAGGTTTATGGGGACACAGCTGGAACTACAGCAGAAGAACTTGGAAGAGTAAGAAAAGAAGTTGAAGCAACAGCAAAAGCGTTGTCTCAAAATCTTGGAGCTTCGTATAGAGAGACACTTGCGCTAGGCGCAGATATTGCAGCAACTGGACAAACTGGACAAGAGCTTATTGCTTCAATTGAAGAAACAACAAGACTTGCTGTTCTTGGTGAAGTAGACAGAGCAGAAGCAATGAAGGCTACTTTAGCAATTCAGTCTGCCTTTAAACAAAATACAGAAGAGCTATCTGAATCAATTAACTTTCTTAACGCTGTTGAAAACCAAACATCAACAAGCCTAAATGACTTAGTGGAAGCAATTCCAAAAGCTGGCCCAGTAATTCAAGGTTTGGGCGGAAGCGTAAAAGATTTAGCACTTTATTTAACTGCAATGCGTGAAGGTGGAATTAATGCATCAGAAGGAGCAAACGCACTTAAGTCTGGACTAGCATCTTTAATTAACCCAACAGATAAAGCAGTTGGACAGTTTAAAACATTTGGTATAGATTTACTTGGAATTGTAAATGAGAATGCTGGAAGCACAACAGATATGTTGCTTGCGCTGCAGGATGCTTTAGATCAATTAGACCCGCTAAAGAAACAGCAGGCTATTGAAAACCTATTCGGTAAATTCCAATTTGCAAGAATGAATGCTCTTTTTGAAAATTTAGGTAAGCAGGGTAGCCAGACATTACAGGTTCTAGATCTGATGAAAGCTTCAACGTCCGATCTTGGAGCGCTTGCTGATCGAGAATTAAAAGCTGTAACAGAGTCAGCATCTGGAAGATATAATAGAGCCGTTGAAGGATTAAAGGCTCAACTTGCTACAGTAGGTAATCAATTCCTTGCAATTAATACTACTTTAATTAATGTTGTTACTAAAATTTTGGAATTTGTGGATAATCTTCCAAAACCATTAAAGCAAGTATTAACATTGTTTGGAGGATTAACTGCGGTTGCAGGACCTCTTATTATGTTAACAGGTGTGTTGGCTAACTTCTTTGGCTATATAGTTAAGGGTGTTTTCCACATGAAGGCACTTCTTAAAGGCGGAGAAGGTTGGAAATATTTAACTCCAGAAATTTTAGCAGCAGAAAAAGCAGGAAGCTTAATAGAACAAACTCTTTATAGCGATGCTAAAGCAGCAGGAGTTTTGCAACTAGCATTAAGAAATCTTATAGATGAGTTTAGTGTTTTGGAAGCAAAAGCAGCAACTGGATCAATATCTGTAGCCCCAGCAGTTAATACTATGGCTGGTAATTTAGTTCAACGAGCAGGCGCTGGTGCAAGAGTAGTTGACAAAGACCACCCACTTGTAGGTCCATCATATTCAAGAGCAAGCTCTCATATGAATCCTCGTGGAGTTATGTCAACAACAGAAAGACTTAATCAAACAATGTTCGGCATGGTTCCTGGATCTATTCCAGTAAATCAAAGAATTGGTCAGAACCCACAGATTTATGCAGAATCTGATTTGCCAAATATTCCAGGACTTACAAGAATTAACGGAGCATCCACTGGTATAGTTGCTTCTGAAGCTGGTAAATGGCATGCAATGATGGCTACACTAGGAATGCAATCAAAGGCAGAAATTGCTGCATTAAAGAAATCTATTGCTACAACTGGATTAGCAAGCGCAGAGTTTATGCAAGTATTTGATGATGTTTTACCAGCAGTTCAGGCTATTACTAAAAATGCAGCAATTGAATCAAGAGCGATAATTGCACAGCTTGAAGCAGGAGCAATGAATGTTCAACAGGCCAGAGCAGAAATTATGGCATTAAATTCTAGAACAGAAGCTCTTATAGCAGAAACAACTATGGCGCAGGCAAAGGGAATGGGAAGAACTTTAAATCCAACCGTAATTCCTACATTAAATCAACCAGTTGTAACAGCTACTGGTAAATCAAATATGCGTGAGCTTTTTAAGAAAAGCAAAACAAAAAACTTTATTGACAGTATTGCTAGAAATTTGGGAGTAAGAACATCTGGCGCTGGATATAATATTGAAACAACTAAGCCAAAAAACTTTAATGATGGCGGATACGTATATACTGCAAACGATGGAAGTATTGTTCCTGGCCCAAACATTAATGCAGATGTTGTTCCAGCAATGCTTACTCCAGGAGAATTCGTAGTAAATGCTTCGGCAACAAAACAAAACTTGCCGCTTTTGATGGCAATAAATGGCGGCGCTGGTGGAACTGGACCAAACTTTAATGGTGGTGGAACTGCTACAGATTTAGATCTATATAAACAAATTTTGTCTATTGAAGAAAGATATGCAACTTCTCCAAACTGGGGAGATGAAGCTAGATTTAGAGCAATCATGAATAATGCTAGCGCATTAGTACCACTTGGCATAGACCCATCAGATGCAATTGCTATGGCAACTGCAGACGTAGATACTGCTTTAAAAAATTCTTTTAGAAAAGATTTGCGTGGTGGGCAAGGCGAAATTGATAGAAGACTATTTAAAGAGCAAGCAAGAAAA